CGCCGCAGGGGTCAAGCTCCGCGGCGACTCCTCAGCCATGGCAGAGTGGCGCACCGACGCAGGTGGTGGACTGCTCGCTACCGGCGTAGGCGGCCCGCTAACAGGCCACGGCATCTCGGGCGTGCTGGTCGTCGACGACCCGTACAAGAACCGCGAGGAGGCCGACAGCGCGCTCGTGCGCGGCAAGATTCGCGACTGGTGGACAAGCGCCGCTCTCACGCGCGTGCACCCAGGCGCAAGCATCATCGTATGCCACACGAGGTGGCATCCCGACGACCTCATCGGCGAGCTCGCTCGACAAGAGGGGCAAGCATGGGAGGTCATCAACCTTCCGGCGCTCGACGACGAGGGCAAGAGCCTCTGGTACAAGCGACCGCCTAAGTTTCTCGAGCGCGTGCGCCGTGATGTCGGCGAGCACGACTGGTGGGCGCTCTACATGGGTAGCCCGCGACCTCGAGGCGGGCAGCTGTTCTCGGGCGTGTCCTTCTACGACAAGCTCCCCGAGACATATCGCGTGAGCATCGGCATCGACCTCGCGTACAGCGAGAGCAGCTACGCCGACTACAGCGTCGCGGTAGTCATGGCGCACAACGCACAGCTCGACGCCTGGTACGTGCTCGACGTGCGACGCATGCAGGCCAAGGCAACCGAGTTTGCCGCGACGCTGCGCGAGCTCACCGAGCGCTTCCCAGGTGCCAAGCTGTATGGCTACATCGGCGGCACCGAGAAGGGCACGGTCGACTTTCTGCGCCGCGAGGGCATCCCGTTTCGGCCAGATCCGGCCAAGATGGACAAGCTCTCACGAGCGACCTCGACCGCGGCGGCGTGGTCAAGCCAACGCGTGCACGTGCCGCGTGAGGCGCCGTGGTTGCGAGACTTCGTCGACGAGGTCTGTAGCTTCACAGGCATCAAAGACCGACACGATGACCAGGTCGACGCGTTCGTTGCAGCGTTCGACGCACTACACACCAAGGCCTACCGCGCCACCGGCTTCTCGGATGGCTCGTTTGACTGGGGATGAACCATGCGCCCGAAGATTGTCACCATCACGGCCACGAGCCCAAGCGCCGCAAGCCCGAACGAGCCCAGCACTGGCATCGTCGGCGGTCTTTCCGGCTTCGATGCGCTGACCATCATCTGCAACCTGCAAGGCGGCACCGGTGGCACGCTCGACGTGTACCTGCAAACCTCGTACGACGGCGGCACGACCTGGTATGATTACGCGCACTTCCCGCAGCTGAGCGCGGGCGCTGCCGCATCGCTTCGTGCGTATCAGGTCAACCGCACCACGGCTGTGACCGCTGCCACCACGATCGGCTCTGGCCTCAACGCTGCGCTCCCGGTTGACACCATCCTCGGTGGTGCGTGGGGTGACATGATGCGCCTGCTGTTCGACGGTGGAGCTGGGACGAGCGCCGGCGCTGCGCAGTCCGTCACGATCATCGGCCAGGCCATCACGCGCTGATGCACGGCCTCTACGCCACCAACATCGCGGGCTTTACGCAAGCCGAGCGACTTGCGCAACAATGGCTCTCGCCGCGGTATCGCAAGCTCGACAGGCTCGAGCGCTACGTCGTTGGCGAGCAGTACGAAGGCCTCCCCGACTTCTTCAACCCGAAGCAAGACGTGCCGCTCATGGAGCGCGCGCCGAATATCGTGCACTCCATCGTGGAGGCAGCGATTCGGCAGCACTGCGACTTCGCGCTTGGCGAAGGTCGATTCCCTGGCATCAGCGCCGCCGCAGACGATGACGAGCGGCTACTCGGCGAGGGTATGCCCGACGAGATGGCGCAGCTCTACGAGGCATGGTTGCGGCTGCTCATGCGGCACGCCTGCTTCCCCGAGGCGTGCGTGGATGCGCTAGCCAACGCTGAGGCGTGCGGCACGGCGGTTTCCGTGGTGGCGCTCGTCAACGGCTGCCCTGCGATTCACACGCTGCGAGCCAAGTGGTGTCAGCCAGAGTTCGACGACAGCGGCTCGACCATCAAAGCCCTTGAGGTGCAATACCCGTTCTTCTCGTATGAGAAGAGCGACCAAGGCCAGTGGATGGTCTATGCGAAGCTCTATCGGCGTCGCATCGATGAGACGCGCGACGTGGTCTACAAGCCCATCGACATGATGCAGATGGGCCTCGGCCAGATTGACTGGCAAGAGGACGCGGCCAAGAGCGTGACGCACAACCTCGGGTTCTGCCCCGTGGTTTGGTACAAGCTGCGCTCGAGCTACGAGCACGCGAGCGACCTCGACGGCTATCCGATTCACGGCACGCAGCTCGACGAGCTCGACGCGCTGAACTACTCGCTTTCGCAGCGTGGGCGAGCGGCCATCTACAGCGGCGACCCGCAGGCATACGAGACGGGCGTAGACCCGCAAGCGCCACCGGCTGGTGGCATGGGTCGCGCGGCGATCGTCCCCGCAAAGGATGGTAGCGGCTACGTGTTCGGCTCGACCACGGGTGGAAGGCCAGCGCGCAAAAAAGGCGCGGGCACGGTGTGGAGCTACGAAAACCCAGAGGCCAAGGTCGGCCTGCTGTCGCTCCCAGGTGATGCGCTCAACAGCATCAGCGACCACGTCGCCGACATCTGCGACAAGATCGGCGAAGTGCTTGGCTACACGAAGGCGAGCCCCGAGACCGTCAAGGGCGCCATCAGCGGCAAGGCGCTTGCGTTTCTCTACCATCGCACCACGAGCTTCGTGGACGGCCTGCGGCAAGACTTTTGGCACGGTTGGATGTGCCCGGTCATCAACCTGCTCAACCGCGTCGTGCACACGCAGGAGAAGCGCACGCCAGGCTCGGTCTACGTGCATGGGGTGCGGCGCGTGATGCCCATCCTCGACACGTTTACGGTCGACATCGCAGGCGTGCCCATGTGGATGCCGCCGCGGCTCCGCGCACGTTGGGGCCACTATTTTGGGCTCACCTCACAAGACGAGGCCGAGGTCGTGCGCATGACCGTCGACGCCTACAACGCACAGGTCATTCCGCTGCGCCTCGCGCTCGAGAAGCTGCAGAACATCTATCCGCACGACGACAGCGAGAAGCTGTCCGAGGAGATGGAGCACGAGCTCACCGAGGAGGCCATGCACGAGGCCGCCGTGGTGGCCAAGCAAAACGCCAAGGCGCTCGAGGCGGGTGCGGATGATGAGGCACCCGATAGCGAGCCGCCGAGTGGGCCTCCGTCGAGCGTGCCTGGTGCGCCGCCAAGCGAGCCAGGTGCACCGCCGTCGAGCAAGCCTGGCGAGGATGACGACGAGCCCATCCCGAGCACGCAACGGCCCGAGACGCTGGGCAGCAAGCGCCGTCGTGCGCGATGATCTCCGATCGCGAGGCAGCGCGAATAGCGCAACCGATTCTCGCCGCTGAGGAAGAAACGCTTCAGGGCGCCGAGCAAGAGCTCGCAGCGATCGTCAAACAGTACGAGGTGACTCGGCGCGACACGCCCGAGACCGCAAAGGCCAAGATTGACCGCGCGGCCAAAGTCGCAGCGGTTGCATTGCTTGCGTATCTGCTACTTCGTCGGCGCAGCTCGAGCAGAGCTGGCATCGATGCAGCGCAGCGCAACCTCACCGGCATCGGCCTCGCCAGCGCCGTCGTGGGAGGCATCCTAACTCGCGTGCGCATGGTGCCCACGGCCAGGCCTGAGACGCTGCTACGTCGCGCGGTTGCATCGGTGACTGACCGCTTCCGCCGCGTGGCGCTGACCCGCGTCGAGCCGTCTCGGATGGTCATTACACCATCTCGACCGATGCCATCACCTGGCACACCGTTTCGACCGATTGCGCCGTTCCGACCAGTTCCCCCGCCTGGTGCAGTGGCAAAGCCAGACATGGCAGGCGCACTCCAACGAGCTCGCGAGGCTACCCAAGGCGGCGTCACTCGAATCGTCACGGTGGAGACGTGGGACCAGGCAAACGCGGAGATGCGACGCGCACAAGCTGTGGCCTCGGTGGTCGCGCCAGAGGCCGTGCGCGAGTGGGTCGCAAAGCTCGACATGCGAACGTGTCCCGTGTGCCGAGCCCTTGACGGCAAGCGCATTCCGGCAGATCAAGACTTCGACATTGAGCCGCCTGTGCACCCGTATTGCAGATGCATGGTCATCCTCACGTACGGCGCAGGCACTCGCTAGCGAGGGACGACATGCACTGTGAATACTGCGACCTCGACACCATCGCAGGGGCGGCGATGGTGCAAGAGGGCGGCGCAATCAAGATCCTCGACTGTTGCACCAAGTGTGGCAAAGCGTACAAGACGCAGCGCTCTATCGACACGATGCCTGGTGAGCAGGCACAGGCAAAGCCAGCGGCGCAAGCGCCTAGTCAGCCTGCGAAGGTCGTAGCGCATCCATCGGCTAGCAGCTCAGCCATGGATCTGGCCGAACAGGCGCGCACTCGCTTGGCACAGGTCGAGACCGAGCTACAGCGGTTCGCGCAACTCAAGCGCGAGCGCACAATGTTGCGCCGAATGGTGCGCGCGGCACAGGAGCGGAAGTGATGAAGCGTTGCAAGATCTGCAAACACATCGAAAGCGGCAACGCGGCTGCGTGCCCCAAGTGCGGCGAGGCATCGTGGGAGCCGATGGCAGAGCCAAAGCCTGCGCCTGTCGCGATCGCGCCTGAGCCCGTCGAGGAAGCTCCCGCGCCTGCCCCCGTCCCCGAGCGCCGTCGTCGGCGTCTCTAGTCGTCTCGTTCACTCTCTCACTAGGAGCCACGACACATGGCAACGATCTACGGTGCGATTCGCGGTATCAAAGTCATCCAAGAGCCCGTCTCCGGCGGCTCGCAGGGCGCTGCTCTGGTCTCGTTCACGCTCGGCGCGTACACCGCCGCCAGCGACAACGGCCAGCTCGGAGGCGGCGGCAGCAACAACGGCGTGAGCACGACGAGCACGCTCGCTCAGCTCATCCAGGCGGCTCGCCGCGACGGCAAGACCGTGACCCTCGGCCTGCCCGCGGCCACCAACGTCAACGCCGCGATGATGGTGCAGTCGGGCCTTCAGGGGTCCACCGAGTTCTTCGCTGGCAACTTCGCCATCTCCAGCGGGAACCTCACGTTTAACGTGGCCAACAGCAGCGGCACCGAGGTCAACGCGGCCTCGGGCGTCGAGGATCGGCCCTTCCAGCTCATCGTCGCGATCTCGCTCTCCTGATTCTAGGAGGCTCGGTCGCATCTCCACAATCAACGCCCACGTGAGCGGCAATCACGGCAGGAGATAGCGAATGGAAACGCCCGACACGGAAGAACTCGTCAACCCAGCCGACGTCAAGGTCGTGCCCGATGCGCCCGTCGCAGCCGAGCAGCCAGACCCGTCGTGGCTCAACGCGCGCCTCGAGCGCGCCAAGGCCGCAGCGATGAACGACATCGCGCGCATGCTCGGCGTGGAAAACTTCGACAAGGCCAAGGCCCAGCTCGAGGCGGCACGCAAGCTGGAGGACGAGCGCAAGACCGAACTGCAGCGGCTCACCGAGCGCACCGTCGCTCTCGAGGCCGCAGCCAAGCGTGCAGAGCAGCTCGAGGGCGTGCTTTCGCAACGCGCCGAGGTCGAGCTCTCGACGCTCACCGATGCCCAGCGCGCGGCGGTAACGTCGCTCGCCGGTGACGACAAGGCCGCGCAGCTACGCGCCATCACTGCCCTGCGGCCCACGTGGCAAGCAGCGGCAGCGGCAGCGGCTGCAGCGGCCCCTACGGCGCCCACAGCAGCGCCAACGCCCGCAGCGGCACCGCGAGTCGCCCCTGCGTCCACCAGCGCCGCCACGAGCCAGCCAGCGTCAACGACGGCGGCACAGCTCGTGGACCATCGCGCGGAGTACGATCGACTCCGAGCGCAAAACCCGGTGTTCGCCGCGCACTATCTCGCGGCGTACCGCACCGAGATCTATCCGCAGAAGTAGCCAGATCATGCCCGGCACTGTCGCTCGGGCTGTGGAGGACTGAACCATGCCCGTCATCTCTCGCGCGTCTCTTCCCGAGGAGTTCTTCGACATCACGTCGGCGATGCTCCTCATCCAGCCCGAGCCTCAGTACATGTACGCCCAGATGTGGAAGAGCGCGCTCGGCGCCGCTCTCCCGCAGCCCGCGGGCCTCGGCCTCCCCGGTCGTCAGCTGCTCCAGACCGGCGCGGCTGTGCCTCCGATCGAGTCCATGCGCCTCGTGCTCGACGATGCCGTCAGCTCGCAGACCATCAAGGTCGTGCCCGAGCTCGGCGCCGGCGTCGGCCACACGGTGCGCATCAACCGCCCGTTCTACACCGACTCGACGTACACCCTCACGAGCCGCACCATCGCGGCCGGTGCGACCATCTCGACGACGCCGCTCAACATCTCGATGGAGCAGGTGCCGCTCACCATCCAGCGTTACGCTGGCCCCTACGGCGCCTCAAGCGTGCAGCCCTACGGCGTGGATCGCTTCGATGCGACCCGCGCGATCCACAACGTGTCCGAGCTCGTCGGCCACTACCTCAAGCGCGACTTCGACAAGTCGATCGACTCGTGGCTCGTGGCTCTGCTCGACCAAGCCTCGTCCGCCGTGTACCCCACCGGCATGAGCGCGCCCAACGATGCGCTCGCCGCCAACTCGTTCCCGCTCGACTTCGAGCAGCTCACCCGCGTGGAGCGCACGCTCGAGGACGCGAAGATCCCGACCTTCGGCGATGGCAAGTACATCTGCGTGCTCACGCCGCTCCAGATCCAGCAGCTCATGGTGGATCCATCGGCGCAGCGTCTCGCGGTGTTCGAGCCCCCGGCCAACCCGTTGCTCGCCAAGAGCTACTACAAGTCGATCGGTCGTCTGAGCATCTACAAGAGCCAGACGCTCTCCACGACGCTCAACACCTCGAGCGTGCCGGTGCAGTACGGCCACGCGTTCGGGCCTGGCGTGTTGCTCTCGGCGATCGGCGACCTGCCGCGCGTGATGCCCAACACGAACGACAACTACGGCGAGCAGGTGCTGGTGGTGTGGCTCATGTACGCCGCCTTCGGTCTCGCCGATAACCGCTTCGTGGTCTCGGTCCGCTCGGCCTGAGCCAACAGGAGGAGGACTAGACCATGGACGGCAAACGCATTCCGCTCACGCCCGCCACGTCGGGCAACTTTGACACCGACGTCGCAGGCACCGTCAAGCCTGGCGCAAGCGTCAGCATCTGGGGTCCCGCTGGCGGCGTGGTCAACGGCACGCTCGCTGCGCTCGTCATCGTCGACGCCGAGACCAACACGCTCACCCTGTCGGCCTACTGGCAGGTGAGCGAAGATGGCTCGACCTGGTACGACGTCGCTGGTGCTGCAAACAACCCGGCCAACGTGGTGCTCGCCACCGGTACGGCTGGCGCTGACGCGGCTGTGACCAAGGTGCTTCCTGCGCCGTCGGCGGCGTACTCCTGGTCATTCGCTCGTCTCGTCGTGGTGAACGGCGTGGCAACGGGCGGCGCGACGGACACCTACTCGATCCAGTACAAGTACGTCCGCGGCGCCTGACCGCTGACGACGCGATGACCACCACGAGGCACGCATGGCGCTCCTAGAGTCCGAGATCATCCGGCTGCGCTTCGAGTGCGGGTACAACCTGCTCAACGCAGGCGCTGAGCCGTACGTGTCCGTGGTGGCCATCTTCAACCAGGTCATCGCCACCTACATGCAGGCAGGCGCAACGACGACGAGCTCAACGGCGGTGACAGATGCCACCGTGCCGACGCCCGTTGCGTTGACGCTTGCTAGCGCGACCGGCTTTGCCGCGGGTCAGCGCGTGTGGGTCGACGTCGACACGAGGCAAGAGGCAGCTACGGTGCAGAGCATCGCTGGCAGCGTCATCACGGTGCAGCTGCAACACCCGCACAGCGGCACCTATCCGGTGACGGTGGACGGCGGCGAGGGCATCGTGCGTTCGCTCTTGCGACGGCTTGACCAGGTGCAAGCGGCCATTGCCACTGGCTACCAGTCCGCCGGAATCAAGAAGGTCGACGAGGTCGAGTTCTACGGCAACAGCTACCCGACCGGAGGCTCGCGCATTCGCATGCTCTACGAAGCGCAGATGCGCATTCGCGACGAGCTGTGCAGCGCGCTGAGCGTGCCGAACTACTGGCGTCGCGTAAGCGATAGCGCCGCCACTGTGAGCATCTACTGATGACCACGCTGCGCGATGGTCTCATCCCAGAGATCGACGGCATCCGAGCTATCCCCGAACAGCTCGGCGTGCGAACGAACATCGTGCAACGTGTGGTTCGCACGTGGACAGGACCAGGCGTCAACCTCGGCACGTACACCGACGACGTGCTTGAGTTTCATCCGTTGCCAAAGGCTCGCGAGATGATGTCTGGCAACGAAGTAGACGTGGGGCCCATCACGCCAAACATGCTCGGCGTGGGTTACACGTACGCTGACGTCCGGCCGACGATGAACAGCAATCAGGAGCTGTTCTTCTTGGTCATCGGCAACAACGGCACACGCCGTTACGAGCTTGTGGACATCGACACGAGCCGACCCTTTCGCATGCACCTGATGCTGCGCACGCTCGAGCGCACGAGGCCCTTCTGATGGCCATCGAAAGCACGGTTGGCGGCGTAACCCTACCGCTTGCAGCTGGTACCATCGCAGATGCCAGCAGCGACCTTGCAGTGGACTTGATCGCGGCGTACGCGCGTCACTGGCTCAAGGCCATGCTCGACGCTCGCCTTGCGGTGCAGACGCCCACGAGTGCGGACGCATGCCCAGCGGCAAACGTGTACTCGTGGAATCCTGAGCAAGTGTGGTTGCGCGAAGAGATCGGCAAGCCTGCGCTCTTCGTATGGCAGAGCGGGCCCACGTCCTTCGTGGATCGGACGCTGGTCTATTCGTATCGCACCAGGCCGTTGTCGCTCTATTACATCTTCGCCGAGATGCACATGCCGAGCGCGATGACGATGCGCGCGGGTCTTATGCAAGACGTCGACGCCGTGCTCGCCCGCGCGTTTGACCGCTTCGCGCACCCGACCTTCGGTTTCAACGGCTACCCGGCTGGCGAGAACATCCGCGGCATGCTCACGGGCAAGATTGAGGACTTTTCCGTTGAATACGGCGGCGGAGAGCCGCAGCTTTTGGCAGCGATTCCAGGTGGTGCTGGTGGCCGCGGCATGGACGCAGACGGACGCGTGCAGCGCGTGTTCCTCGGGCTCCTGTGCAAGCTCACGATCTGGGAGCGAATCGGGCTCGACACGTTCTCGCTGCCAGCCGACGAAAACGCATTCGTCGACGCTGGGATCTACACCAACACCGAGGTCGCAGACGCAGGCGACGTGGTGCTTGTGAAAGAGGGCTACCTGCCATGACCACGCAAGATGACAAGCCGAATGTCTACCAGTCGCGCGCTCTGCTTGCTGGTGTCTACGGCGTGCCGTTCTATCGATACGGGCACACGCTCGACAGCGGCGGGCAGCTCTTTCGCTGGGTGCCCAACGACCAGAGCACGGCGGATGGTCGCACGGTCATCGCTGGCACAAGCGGCTACGAAGGGCGCTGGCTGCTCTGTCGCAACGACGACAAGGGCGCAGACATCGCCGACGCGTCGCCCACCATCACCGTGGGGCAAGGCGCGTGGCGACGCGTTGTTGGCCCGCTCTCGGTCAACCGCACCATCACCCTGAGCACCACCAACGCCGCCGCGGGTGACGTACTCGAGCTCACGCGCACCGACACAAACGCCTACACGGTTGCCGTCGTAAACGGTGGCATCGGTGGCGGCACGCTCTACACGATGCCAGTCTCGAGCGCGGCAAACGTGCGCGCGTGTTTCGACGGCACCAACTGGCTGCTCCGCAGCGTCTCAACCTGGTAGGAGGGAGCGCATGCCGCTCTGGGTACATGTCGAGGGGATCAAGGGCTCGCTCGTGGCGCATCCCGATGGGGCTGCGTCGGAGGGGCAGCCGCCGCGGTACATCGGCCTCAAGTTCGTAGCGCGCCCAGCTGACCAGCAAGGCACGCGAGACACGCGCAAGGCCATCGAGGCGTTCGACGTGGTGCGCGAGCTCGTGGAGGTGAAGCGCTCGGAGCACTTGCGCATCCGACGCGCAGCAGCCGACGGGGAGATCCGATTACTCGGCGAGTGCGACGCTCCGACGCGTGCGCTCGCAGAAGCGAAGCTTGCGCCCGTGGCGCAGCCTGGTTCCACACGCAAAAACGACTCACGCAATAGGAGCGATTGACGATGGCACTCACTGGACTCTCCCCCACTCGACGCACGCCCGGCATCGTGCGCGAGTTCGTGTTCGGCGCCGGTATCTCGTCCGGTGTCTCGAGCGACCGGCCCGTGCTCATCTTCGGCAACAAGACGAGCGCAGGCAGCGAGACCACCAACACCATCGGCGCTCCCATCGCGAGCGACGAGGATTGCGTGTTGCGCTTCGGGCGCAAGAGCGAGGCGCGCCTGCTGTATCGGCAGTTCGTCGCCATCAATCCAGATGCGCGCGTGTACATCATCGCTCCACCAGAGAGCGGCAGCGGCACGGCGGCGACGATCGACATCACGTTCACGAACACCTCGACGGCTGCGACGACGGGCGTGGTGACCATCCTGGGACAGGACATCACGTTTCCCATCACGAACGCGCAGACTGCCACGCAGATCGGCGAAGCCTGCCGCGATGCGATCAACGCGTTCGACGACGGCTCGCTCCCACTGACGGCAAGCGCATCGACTGGCGTCGTCACGCTGACCACGGCCAACCTCGGCGTGCGACAGGACTACGTGCTTGCTCGCGTGCGCGCCTACATCGTCGCTCCCACGTCCATCGTGACCACGACCGTGAGCGTTGGAGCTCTGACCAACGGCACCAACGAGGATGACTTTTCGACTGCCATTACGACCGCGGCGCTCGGCGAGTACACCTACCAGATCTCGCCCAAG